ACGTTCCCTGAGCTCATCACTAACGAAATCGTTGGTGTTCAACCTATGACAGGGCCTGTTGGTCTTGCATTTGCTCTTCGCTATAAATACGAAGACCAAGCTTTAGGTTACGGTGGTGCAGCAAGCGACGGCGCACCCGGTCTAACGACATCGGCTGCTATTGCTGCTAATGGCTCGCTTGGTGGCCCTCAGGCTGCAGCAGACAATAAAGAAATTGGTTACAATTACCTAAACACTGCTTTTACAGGTGCATCAAGTGACGCGCTTGTTGGAAACGGTGTTTTTCCTTTTGCTGATCAAGACAAGGGTGTAGCTGCTCTATTATCACAGTTTGAGTTATCTGCAAAGATTCCTCAAATGACTCTAGCGTTTGAAAAAACCGCTGTTGAAGCCGGTACACGCCGTTTAGCAGCTAAGTGGAGCATTGAGCTTGAGCAGGATCTCAAGAACATGAACGGTATTGATATTGACTCTGAATTAACTAACGCAATGAGTTATGAAATTCAGGCAGAAATCGACCGTGAAATGATCATGCGTATGATTCAAACTTGCTTAACAGCAGGATCAGGAACAGGCTATAGCATTTGGGACGCAAGTACTGCAGACGCTCGTTGGAGCGGTGAACGCGCACGTGACTTCTACAATCGCTTGGTTGTTGAGGCAAATCGCGTTGCTATCCGCAACCGTCGTGGTGCTGCAAACTTCATTATTGCAACTCCTCGTATTTGCGCAATTCTTGAAACACTTCCTAACTTCACATGGATGCCAATTAATGGTAGCGTAAATACGTCACCTGTTGGTATTGCTAAGGTTGGCAGCGTTGGTGGTAGATTCCAGATCTATCGTGATACACGTACAGAGTCCCAGCTTAATACAATGGGTGGTTCAGGACGCGCAGCGTCAATTGACTACGCATTATTAGGGTACAAAGGACCTGAGTATTATGATACTGGTATCGTATACTGCCCATACATCCCTGTTATGATTCAACGTACAACTGGTCCTAATGACTTCAGTCCTCGCGTTGGTCTCTTAACACGTTATGGTGTTGTTGATCATATTTTTGGTGCTGCACTTTACTATCATTTAGTAATTTGCACCAATCTTGGAACTCCGTTCTACAGCAACAACAGTGGTAATCCGACTCTTACAAACCACCAAGTTCAGTATCTCTAAGATACACATTCAGTTTAAAAGCAAAGCCCGCCTTGTGCGGGCTTTCTTTTTTTATGTAATTTGAATAAATAATATCACATATGGATAATAATAAAATCAAAAATCTTGTAGTACCTCGTATGTTTGAGCAAGTAGGTAAACAGATAATCAACAAAAAATCAGCACTTGGATTTGGTAAAAGCTATATAGCAAGCAAAAGCGTTGCTTTAAATTCTCTTAAAACAATATCAGAGGCTTTTGATGAATTGCCACGTCAAGAAAAATTTAACGTTGATCAGTTTATAACAAGCGTCTCAACAAGTCATATTTTTAATATGATAAAAAGTTTAGTAGAAACTTCTGTAGATTCTAATTGTGAACAAACAATTGTAGAGTCAATGAATAAAGCTAGTACCTTATTAATTAGGAATTTTAAGTAGATGTAATTCTTCTCACCACATTGAGATTATAGAGAGCAGTCCCTGAGATTGCAACATAAAAAGCTGTTACTAAAAATAATAGCTTTTTATTGTTTATACAGATAACAGTATTAAATATATGTGATGTTAAATGTCACACGTATAGATTCGCAGGAGTATATTGGAAATAGTTTAAATACTATTACTAATAATTTTGCGCTTATCGAAAATAAACTATGCACGCTGCAATATGGTGCGAGTTCAGTATCGACTGTAAATATGCTGTTGACAGCTGTGGATCAAAGTTTTGATGCTATTGATTTTAGTATAAGCAGTACATTAAAGTCTACTTTGTGCCAGATAAGAATGTCGTTAGACCCCACAACACCGGTTGTGTACGATAATTTTGTGGATCAAAATGTAATATATATACATCCATATAATGGTAATATTATTAGTCTTTACAATACAGATACTAGTGAATGGCAGGAGTATTTTATAGACGAACCTATCAGTTTTTTTCTTACAACTGATGGTACACAGTATGGTGTTTCGCTCGCAGGTAATGTTGTTTACGACGTTTTCATTTATGTGCAAGACAATAAATTTCAATTAAAATACGCACAAAGGCCCCATGTTGATTTATATGCAGAACTGAGTGAATCTGTTGAAACAAGATACAACCTTGAAGGGGTAGTAGTAAGCTACTATGACGATACTATGAGATATATAGGCTCTATATATACATCGGGTAATAATAATGTTGAGCAGACAACAAACATCAAAACAACAATACAGAGTATATGGAACAAATACAATCAACACGAAGCTGTTGTATCGTTTCAAGATCAATGTGATTTTGTTGTTGGTGAACCCACAAATATAAGAATATACCAAACATATTATCTTAATACAGATAATACAGTTGAGTTACAGCTTAACAGCAAGGTGATAGATAAACAGGATATATACACTAACAGTGATTGCACAAACAGTACAGTCTTTGATTTAAGTTTAAAAGCTGGAGTATACTCGTTAACAAAGTCATCGCTTTACGAGCTTGATCCTAGCTATATAACAAATATAACTCTCACATATTTAAGCTAATGGATTTAATTAAAACAAAGCAAATACAACCTACTGATTTTATAGGTGATAGTCTTACAGATATTAATAATAATTTTTATCTTCTTAACAATAAAATTGATACACTTAACGCTCAAGTCGTATCAATTTACAGTCAATTAACTGTTTTGTTAATGTGTATTAAAGATGTTGCAGATACTTTCAACACAACATACCCCGAATCAACTGCATGTGTTAGAATGTCTTTAAATAAAAATGTGAGTCTTAGAAATAATATTACCTCTAAGACTCTATACATTCACCCGTATAAAGGAAATAGTATAGGTTTATATAATATCGACCTTAAGAAATGGGTAATGCATACAATAGACAGTGTCATTGAGTGTGATTTGAGTGAGCTTGAGCCTGATAGCAACTACGATGTGTATATATGGAAGCAAGACGATTTGATATATGTTTATTTTGATAAGTGGTTGGTGGTTAACACACCACCTTTAAAAAAGACTATTAACGGCGCATTAGTACATTTAAATGTAAATATCATGCGTTACATAGGGTGCGTTCATATTATGAGCGACGGTAACTGTGAACAGTCGTATAATAACTATGATGTTGAAGGAGCTGTTTTAAACCAGTTCGTGTGGAACCATTACAACCGCGAAAAAACATTATTAATCGGTGCTGAAGGAACTATTAATTACCATATTTCTAAACCGCTTGATAAAAGTAATAATGCGTATAAACAAAACTCTAACGGTGATTCATTCTGGAACTTTGCAAATGCTTTAAATAGTCCTTTATACAGCAATATAACATATATTGCAGGTAGTACATCGTTTGTTGAAGTTACATATAATAACACTATTAACTGTAACGGCAATGTGGCAATGATTGGTATCGGTGATGATATATCTGAGGGCCCAAGTACGCATTCAAGTATTGCATATCATTATTCTGAATCTGTTATTCACGCACAAAGTGAATATAAGAAAAATAACAACGGAGGACTACGCACTATACAAATGTATAGTGCGGCTGGCCCTGATGCTGTATTTTGTTATAATAGTGCTGGTGTGTTTACGGCTTATATAACTAATTAAAATTATGAATATTTGTACATATACTGAGACTATATACCAAACAGAATGTTTATCTGAATCTGTAAAAAAGATAAACAGTAATTTTAATTCTCTTGCTTTAGGTTATAATTTAGTAACACCTATTATTGATGAGTTTAATATAGTATCATCAAATAAATTAAAAAGAGCTTTAACAACCGTCAGGGGTGTTAATTCTGCTCTCGCGACGCTTGCAGCACAGCTACGGTTATCTCTCTCACCGTATCATAGTGTACACACTGAAAATATAATAAGTAAAAAATTATATCTGCACGCATATAACGGTAATACTGTAAGCTTATTTAGTAATAAATATAATAGTTGGATTAATAGAGACATTTTTAAACAGCCTAACGGGCAAGCGTTATCATTTAACTTAAAAGACAGTAAAAATATTGACTTGCCACCACAAACAACGTATGATGTGTTTTTGTCTTGGCTAGATGATAAGAACACATTTGCTCTGTATTTTGCTCCATGGGATACAATGGGATACGGTGTGAGTAATATACACGCAAACAGAACATACATTAACGGTGTATGCGTGTATAAGCACCCTGTATACAAGACTGTAGATCGCACTAAGCGTTTTATTGGGTGTATTAGGATCACATCACAAGGTGCATCAGAGCAGAGTGTAGGGGGTGTAAGTAAATACGGTTTATTTCCTAAGCAATATGTTTGGAATTATAATAATAGGGTATATACACATGTGCAAAATATGGTGACGGGCAATTATACCAATGTAGATATCACAGAAGCGCCAGATCGTGTTAGATGGAACCGCACATGTTCATCCGTTGAAGGTGAGACTCAAATAAATTATAACAAATTTAGTTTTATTATTGGTGATTACACAGATATTAATTTAAATTATTACAGTAATTTTGATACACAAGAAACTGCTACTGTGTACAATACAGTGTTTTTAAACGACTATAAACAGTTTGATAATATATCTAATATAAAAAGCAACGTTACAGTATTTACAGGTAAATCAATAAATACTACAAGTACATATTTTAAAGGTATTATTCAACCAGGTTGTCATGTATTGCAGACATATGATGCATCTAATAAATTTGTTCAATTTAATACAATTGCAGATGAGTCGTTTAGATGTGGTTTTAGTAGCGGTGTTGTGAATTAGAGCATAATTAAATATATATGACACGGGTGTACACAAAAGTAATTGCAGAGAGTGAGTGTATAGGCAATAGTTTAAGTACAATTAATATTAACTTTAATACACTAGACAATAATCTTGAGGCATTACGTATTAATACAAATAATCAAAACAGCTCTACAATTGCTCTTATACAAAGTTTACGTACTACTATAAGTAATCAAGCAATTCAAATAACTACTTTACAAGAAAGAATAACTGCTCTTGAGCTCAAACTGAAATAATATGACTGATATTATCCCAACTGGTTCTGTTATATGGTTCCCTGGTAAAAAACTACCTGATGGGTGGTTATTGTGTGATGGTCAATCAATTGATATAATCGCTACTGAAAAGTATAACAACTTACTACAAAATTTATATTGCGGGGATAGTCATAATAATGATGCTGCTTTTGGTTTTCGCTCAGATAAGCCAACTCAAGAACAAGATCTGACAATCACAATTAACCGTTTGGTGTCTGAAACGCCGAGCAGTAATAACTTAAAAAACAACGGTGTGGTAAGTGTATCAATTGCGGGTGGTAGTAAAGACTACACGTTTACTATTGACGGTGTGAGTATCAGAGGTTCAGAAAATGCAAGTTTAACAATATCAAATTTAGACTCTGATCTACAGCATAGAGGTGTAATTAAAGATATGTTTACAGATATAACGATAACATTTGATATAGTTATTGGTTACACGCTGCTCGCAAACAGTAGCTATATTGTATATAATGAACAGCGCTACAACGACTCGAATAATAATATATTAAGGTATACAGCACGCAACCCTCGCGGTCGTTATCTGTATTTACCTAATTTTATTGATGAAAAGTATTACTGTATAAAATATTAAAAACACATATGGCAACATCTAACACACCCGAGACAGTAAAATACGGAACTTGGGCTGATCGCTCAACTAACCCACAAACTTTGTGGAATAAGCGTGTACCGGGCAACGAGCCCGAAGTGCTTGCTGCTGTGAGTCAAATGTTTAGTGCAGGTAGTCCAATTAGCGTAAATTTAAGCAAAACAGAATCAGCTTTAAAGTCTGCGCAAAGTCTGCTTAATAGCGGTGAGCACGTGCCTGTGAGAAACAGTCAAATTTCTCTTGATGTATACCGTGCAGTAAAACACAAGTACGAAAATTTATTTACAGCAACTGCCGGTGGTATCAATTCAAATAATATTAACGTATTACCCGCAGGATCAAAATACAAACCAGGTCAAGCACAAAGCCCAGCAGCGCTTTTTAATGAGGCGTTTCAACCGTTATCAACCTTTATAGGAACAACAATGGTCACGATGCCAAATATACTTGGTTCACCGATGGGTAATAGCGGTCCGTGTGCTCATGTTGGTGCTGCACTCGAGCGTATAAACCCTCGGTTTAAACAAGATATGATGTCTGTACACTCCGCCCTTAAATTAGAACAACTATCACATTTACCTAGTCAAATAATGGGTAGTGTTAGACATTTATCCAGTGCTGTCAATAATCTATTATCAGGCCCAGCTCACCTAATACACGATTTATACAGTGGGGCTATAAGCGCGA